AAGAACGTGTCTGCGTACTTTAATGTTATTCTATATTTATTTAACTTTCTATGTTTTTTTGTAATACTTTCTACTTCAGTTGATAAGATTTGAACTGGTCTTAAATCCCAATATATCTTATCTTGTCTATCCATAGGTGATATATAATTCTCTTTTACTTCATATACCTGTGGTGAGTAGAACATTTGTTCCAACCATTGCGCAATAGGTACAGATAAAAATTCACTTTCTAATACTATTTCTCTTGCAACATCCGTTCCAAAGGTCTTAACCGATCTACCAACATTAAAGTCAGGTCCTGCTAAGTCTATTGAAAAATATCTACTATCATATGATTGTGTTGTAATTTTCTTTGTATCTTGTCTATATGATTTAAATGTATAATAATCATATCCACCTTTACTATTTAAGAAACTTAATCTTGTATTTTCAGGTTGACAGTTATTATATAAGTAGAAATAGAACATCTCACTTACAGGTCCAACTGGTCCTACTGATACTCTTGATGTACTATTAGTTGGGTATGAATAAAATAATTGAACTGTATAATAAGCAACATTATCAAAAGTTTGTCCTGTTAAGAATAGATTTTGAATATCCACCGGTCCACATGGTAACGCAAATGGTTGTAACGTATCTGTGTAACCTGTTGGTGATGCGTATGTTGTACCACTAAAATTCAATTGTTGATTCCAAACACCGTTCGTAACTAATTGAGTATTAGTACTATCATATAAAGTAAAAACTGCGTAGTCCGCTTCTATCACCATTCTATCTCCTGATTGTCCGTTTAAGTAATATAATACATAATTTTCATCAGGTTGTATATACTGAATACGAGGAGCATCAGTTAAAAATCTTGCTGTCTCACTCATTTCAGGAAGGGTAGGATAATCCATCAAGTATTGAGACATAGGTGACAATCGTCTATAAATGTCTAATGTGTTGATTGTAAGTCCTGTTCCCATCACCGTTCCAATCTCTTGATCAAAGTTTGGTAGAATATATTTGTCCGATCCCATTTGGAATTGACCACCAACGTAATCAAAATATTCACCTGTATTTGTAAATCCACTTGCAGTAAATCCTGTAGCGTTAATACAGTTAGGAATGTTAGTATAGTGATTTAAATTGTTTGTTGGTGAACCTGTATATTCTGTTACAGTTGCTCCTGTTGAATTAACATATCTATATCCATACTTAAAGTTAGCGGTAATAATATTTGGATAAGGATTATTGATGTTGATGGTATTTGTAGTTTGAAACCAATCATTTTTCCAATAATATGTAAAATGTTCTGATTCAACATAATTGGACATATAGTTATATGGTCTTAAGTTGAAGTTATAATAATACTTTCCCCCTGATAAATTAATATCATAAGGAACTATTTGCATCCTTCCTACTTTAGTTCCATCACCATATAAATCCACATCAAGTTCCATAGAACTTTCATATGTGTCTCCTGTTAAAACAATATTATAGTTACCCCCACGTTGATATACCATATCGGTACTTCTTCTTAATTGGGTATTATTGTTTAATCCGTTTGCGTATAATTGTTGGTATCCAAATGCCATACTATAATCCTTCTATTTTATTTAACAATTCATCTACGGTTGCATTCTCGATGATTTGTGTTATTTGTTCGTTATTCATTATTTTGTCTATTGATATTTCAACAAAATTCTTAGGTTTATTTTGAAACCCAAATCTTCCTATTGATCTTGCAATAACAAATGCAACACTATCTACATTCTTTTCTGTTTTAGGTAGAAATTGTCCTGTCTTATAATCTCTAATTCTAAAACTTTTTTTGTTATAAATCCACTCTTTGATTGCATTAATGTTAGCCCATTTACCTGGTTGTCTATCATTAATTAACCAATAAGCGTATGTGTCTTCCAATCTCTTTCCTCCAAGTGCGGTAACTCTTATTACTTGTATTCCCTGTTTATTCTCTTCCACTACTGCACCAATACTATCTCTTAATCTACCACTAGCAACACGATTTGTCAATCCCTTTTGGGTTGCTCCAAATAGATAAACCTTTTCGTTTAAACTTTGTTTTACAATATCCGCTATGATCGGTGCTAGTGCGTCTAAGTCCATTAATCTTTTGGTATTTCAAAAATTGGTAATGGTGGTGGAGTTGGGGTTGGAGTTATTTCTATTGTATATTCCATATTATTTAATTTTATCTTATTTGTGTTACTGTTGCTATTACTGATGGTACTGCTGGTATATTACCTGTTGATGCTTCATACAATAATTGTGTTGATGCGTCATCTGATTGCCATACCAATTCAACATAATCATTTGCTGCTAATGGTGTACCGAAGTTTAATGCCGCAACTTGATATGAACCATTTGGTAATGTATATCTTGTTGCACTCTCTGCAATATTTGTTCCGTTCTTTTTGAACCAAACGTGAATATTAGCGTTACCACCACCTGTTTGTTTTATTTGTGCTGAGAATTGAATGTTATATAAACCTTCATTTTCTACAGTTAATCTTGAACCTGATACCAAACTTACACCATAACCATAATCAGTTACATCAAATACCATAGATTGTGATACGTTTGCTGAACCTGATAATGTTGAATTGTTTTGGAATTGACCAACATTAAACATCTTATGTCCATACATGAATAAATCATTTGTTCCTGAACCTGAAGATATTATTAAATCATTTGTAATGGTTGTTGCTGCATTAATGTTAAGTGATTGACTTACAGGATTATTATTCATCGTTCCATAAAGGATTGAACCTGTTTGATATGTATTATTTGGTCTATCTTGATTATCAAATAAAATATGTTTTGAACCTGTTAAATATATACCTGCGTTTGCACCAATAACAATATTATCTGAACCATTTGCGTATTGCATAGTTGATGTACCAATTGCAACATTACCTCCTCCTGAACCTACTTGATATAATGAAAATGAACCAATTGCGGTATTAACATTACCGGTATTATATTGACCCGCACCATAACCAATACCAATATTACTATTACCATTAGTTGCTGAAAATGCACCATTACCGATTCCCACATTACCTGAACCACCTATATTATTACCTAATGCACCACCACCAATTGCTAAGTTATTATCACCATTAACATTTGAAAATAAGGTACTTGCCCCAATTGCGGTATTACTAATACCCACTATATTATTTGTTAATGATTGTCCACCAATTGCTATATTATTTGATGCCACATTATAAAATAAAGCGGCACTACCTATTGCAACGTTATTTGAACCTGATATATTATTTTGTAATGTATTTCCTCCTAATGCTGCGTTGAATGTACCACTAATAGAATTTTCTAAACTTCTAAAACCTAAAGCGGTATTTGTTCCATTATCGTTTGGTCCTCTCCAAATATTCATATTATTTAATGAACCAGATAATAAAAGTGAACCTGTGATTGATTGAGTTTGACCAGCTGAACCTGTTGTGATTAAACCATTTCTATTTGTATTAATTGGTGTACCATTTAATAAATATTGTCCTGTTATATTTATTGAACCTGTAATAGTAGCACCACTCTTCATGTCCATCAATTGATAAGCATATATTCTACCGTCAGTAAAGTTTCCTGTATCTTGGAAACCGAATTGTGTTCTACTTGTAAAGTTTGCTGACTGTGCAATTTGTGGTCCAGCATATTCTGCACCGGCACCATTTTGTGAACCCGTAATAACCATTCTTAAATAATCAAATGTGTCATTTCTACCTACATTAATACCATCAGTTGCTTGAACGTTTGCTTGAATTGAACCATCAGGTTTTTTAGAATAAAGACCATTTGTATCTAAACCATTTATATTATTAGACCCAATAACCTTCATTTCAAGTGTTGATTGAAGTGAACCTGTAACATCTATTGTTTGAAATGCTGGACCTGTAAATGTATATGTTGCACCACTTGTAACTGTACCACTTGATAAAGTCATTTCATAATATGTACCAAAATTAAATGATGAAACTGTTGCATTTGTAACACCTGGTCCATTTACTGTTATACCAACCCAATTATTGTTTCCCCAAAATAACATTAAACTACCATCACCAAAATTACTATAATCTACATAAACAACATTTGAACCACCATCTTGTGATGCTACAGGATAAGAACCTGTATATGTTGTGTCAAATTTAAAGTCACCTTTAACTGTTTGAGAACCTGTTGTTGCACTACCTGTTGTAATTAATCCTGTTTTATTAAATGAACCTGTTATTCCACCTGTTACATTTAAAGAACCTGTTACATTAACATCACCCAATATATCTACTGAACCGGTTACATTTAAAACTGAACCTAATGGTCCTGAAAGAGTGTATGTTGCACCACTTGTTACAGTACCACTTGATAATACTAATTCAGCGTATGCTCCATAATTTACAGTTGATACCGTAGCGTTAGTTACACCTGGTCCATTAACAACCACACCTGCGTAATTTGATACACTATTCCAATATGTTAAGAATGGTCCTATTACACCATAATCAATATATACTGTTGTTGAACCTCCGCCATATGATACATATGATTCACTTCCATCATTATCTAATGTAACCGAACCTGAGATAGATTGATTTGTTGCAAATGAACCTGTTGTAATAAGTCCTGTATAATTTACTATACCACTTGTACCTGACGTACCTGATGTTCCTGAACCGTTACTTGAACCTACTGCAATACAATTAAAATATCCACTAAATCCTGAATAAATTGGTTGTATTAGATCAAACCATAAAATGGCTGTAAATCCTGATGCTGTTTTTCCTGAAATTGTTAATTCAGCAAAAGGTGAACTGTTACTATAATAAGCATCATAATAAGGAAAATTAATTATATCATACACAAAATCAACTGAATAATCTGATGAACTAAATGGTTGTGTAAATGTTACTGTAGTAGTTGAACCACTTAATCCTGGATTTATTGATGAATAATTAGTCCATGCCCAATCACCTTGAACTGTAGATATAACTTTTGAAGGAAGACCTAATCCATTATTACCACTTGTTCCACTTGAACCTGTTGTACCTGATGAACCTGAACTACCACTAGTACCTGAAGTACCACTAGTACCTGACGATCCATTACTACCACTACTTCCTGAAGTTCCTGAAGAACCATTAATACCTGATGTACCACTAGATCCATTAATTCCTGAACTTCCACTAGTACCTGAACTTCCTGAAGTACCAGTACTACCACTACTTCCTGAAGTACCAGATGAACCGTTACTACCTGAACTTCCACTTGTACCTGATGTACCTGAAGAACCGCTATTTCCTGACGTACCACTAGACCCTGATGTACCACTTGAACCACTAGTGCCTGATGAACCTGAACTTCCTGAAGTACCAGTACTACCACTTGATCCTGATGTACCAGATGAACCGTTTGATCCTGATGTACCACTCGTACCTGATGATCCGTTAGAACCTGAACTACCTGAAGTACCAGATGATCCATTACTTCCACTTGTACCTGATGTACCACTAGACCCACTACTTCCTGAAGTTCCTGATGATCCACTAGTACCTGATGTACCAGCACTACCACTACTTCCACTTGTTCCACTACTACCTGAAGTTCCTGAACTTCCACTAGTACCACTAGTACCTGAAGTACCGGCAGTACCTGATGTTGATCCTGTAATTGGTAAATTATTTACAGTAAACGATCCTGATATATTCACTTGAGTTAAACTCATTTGTAATGGACTATCAGAACCATCACCCGCTTGTATTGTTTGTAATGTATTTGTTAAACCTGTAGCACTATTGGTTAATTTCATTAACCCTTGAAACGAACTACTAACATATAAATTATTTAAAGCACCCATATTATATTAATTAATTTTTTTAACGTTATCCCATTCTTGATTTACTTCTTTCCACATCTTAGCTAACTCTTCCCATGTAATACCTTCCGCAAAACTTGTTATTGGTAATACACATCTATTGTAATCAAATTTCTGTTGAACACTTATTACTAAACTCCATCCTGCAAGTACGGTTTCTGTTTCCTGTAACCAAGGATTTAAGTTAGCGTCCCATTCAACATCATAATCTGATAAATACGCTTTGGAATAAAAGTCTTTCATTATTTCTAATGTATCTGATAATACATCTTGTTGGTTTGATAAATCATCATCCACTCTATCACAACATATTACAGTCCAAGTTATATGCATGTGACCTTGATTCAATCTTGTTGTATCAGGTATAAAATAAAGTCTTGGGTAAAGAGGTTCTTGTTTGGTGATTATATTGTTGGTTAATTGTTGGTCATCACCAAATCCCCAAGACCTTACTTGTTCGTGTTGTTGAGCAAACTCTTTCCAATCTTTTAATATCTGATAATAAGAACTAAATGATTCATCTTGAGGGAATCCATAATCATCTTTAATAGGTAAATCACATCTATTGTAATCAAATGGAATAGACATTTTGATATGTAATGTCCATCCACCTAAAACTGTCTCAAATCTTTCTGTAAAAGGATGAACATCAGGGTTCCAATCTCCCACAACAATCTTACTAAAATCTCCTTGTTCATATGTATATGATTGATAAAATACTGTCCATATATCTGTTGCTAACTCTAAGGTATCAGACATAACCTCTTCCAAGTTGGATAGATCATCCTCTACTCTATCCATAAACACTATTGCAAAGTTGAAGTGAATATGGTTTTCATTAAATTCCACATTCTCAGGTACCACATACATACGAGGATATAATGGTTCCTTTTTGGTTAATATATCGTTAGTAATTTGTTTAAAGTCACCAAAACCAAAACTTCTAATCTGTTCGTGGTGATACGCAATACTACTGAAATACGTTAATAATTGTTTATAGGTTATTGTACTCATCTAATATTAAATATAAGTTTTAGTATTTCGTATCCTGAAATTATCCTCTTTTTTGTGCTAACTTATTTAATCTGTCTTGTTCCCTGTCATGTTGAACTAAATAAGATAACTGATTAAGTATTTCTACTAAGTTTTTTTCATAGATATAGTCGTGTTTTGTAAAATCATTTCCAGCAATTCTGTTTGTGACAACGAACCAACCGAATGTCTTTTGAAAACTATATTCCTTATCATCTTCCTCATCTTCCATACGAGTTTTATCTTTGTCCATATTGACAGGTTCTTCATCAAAGACATTTGGGTATAACTTGAAAATATCCTTGCGTAGTTGATAAAAAAAAACTGAGCACCTAATATGTACTTAATATCTAATTTCTTTTTGAACAGTTCCGCTCGTTCCTTCATAGATTCCAAATTGTATTTCTCAATATCAAAGTCATGTTCCGATCTTTGTGTTGTAATTGGTCTATACATAATTGATGCAAGGATGTGTAATAAACTTAATAACTCATCAGGTTTCTTTGTTGAGATGGTATCCATATCCACAAATTCTGCGTAAGTTAAATCCCTCCATTTAGGAAAGAAACCATAATGAACACCGTCTAATTCAAATCTATCTATGAATTTTGGTGTCTCTTGTGGTATTAATGATAAGATATACGCTGCAACATAATTCATTTCCTGTGCGTCACCTTGTAATAAATCCTCAACAGGACAATTAGTTACTTCACTTATTATTCTTGCAGCAAAATAATCATCACTAAAAATATCTTTCTGTTTGAATATCTTTACATAATTCTCAATTGATATAAAGGTTGGTACTTTATATTCTAAATCATCTACTTTAAATTTTATCATATATTATCTTAAATTATTAACTGACATATAATTATTTCCACCCACTATTCCTATTGCGTATCTTCCTGACGCTTTCTGATTCTTAATCTCCCAATACATTCTCATCATTACCGCATCAGATAAGTCAGGTGATTTACCCAATATCCTTTTCATATCTTCTTTTGATTGTACTGCCACTTTATTATCTCTATCTATATCTTTTAGTTTCACCGCTAATAGTTCCTGTGTTAATTCATCCACAATACTACTATCCAATATATTAAGGGAAATTTTTCCTTCTTTAAATAGTTCAGATAATTTTACATAGCATTGTGACTTAAGATTAATAAAGTTTTGGTCATGTAACGCCTTACTATTGTTCACAAAGTTTACCCCTCTAATCTGATCCGCCACACCGCCTCCTACGCCATCACTATCCACGATCACCTGTTGAGGATGTATTTTCCACTTTGCAATAAGGTCCTTAATTTCGTTACTTAATTCTACGGTTGATAGTTTTCTATACACTAATACTTCTACGACCACCAGTCCATTCCAAACCACCGCCACGGACCTGTCATCACCAAACCTACCAACGTCAACTGACATATATCTTTTATTTATCTCATTTGGTCTATCTTTAAATACTGAATTGGATATGTGATCAAAATTGAATAAACTATCATCCTCTTCCATATAGTTCCAATCACCTTCCAATAATCTTCTACGTTGTGCGTTAGGTAAAGATTGTAACATCTCAATATAAGATTTAGGTAAGTGAGGATTGTCTGTTGGTAGAGCGGGAACAAATCTCATAGTGTTTGGTAATGTGTCTGTTACATATGGTAAATAAAATACTTTCTTTAACCATACTTGACCAGGGTTACAGGTCATTAATATCTTAGGTACCAACTTATATTCATTTAATTTAAAACGAATACGAGACTTTAATATATTGTACGCAAGTTGTGGTATCTGTGCTGCTTCATCCACAAATACTGCGGTCAATTCCAATCCACCCAAACTATCATAGTTCTGATCTGATGGTTGATACGCTAAATCCTTTAATACTATTTCTGATTTGTTATTGAATGTCACCACATTAGATTGTCCGTTGTAAACATAATGTTCACCTGACTTTAATCCCATTTGTTGTAATACTTCAAATAATGTATTGAGTGTTGTTAATTTTAATTGTTGTAATACAGTTCTACCAATTAAACATCTTATCCCTGAATAATTTAAACATAGTGTTGTGATCCATAGACAACCCAACCAACTCTTTCCTGCACCGGCCGACCCACCGTACAATACTTCGTTGGTCAAGTCATCCATTAATAGTTTCCATGCTTGAGTTTGTTTTTTGGTAAGGTCTATATTAATCTCCATATAAAAAATTGTATGCGGATAGGTCTTCCACATCTTCATTTAAACCTACTTCATTATCCCATCTATCTCTATCGTGTTGAATATTACAATCAACTCTTCCTCTATCACATCTTAACATCCAATCTTCTCTTGTCTTATTATGATAGTGATTGATGACAGCAACATCTGATGGTCCATTAGGATTGAATGGTCCGTGGAATCTTTTTCCATTTGTATCCATTGCTGGTCCGTGTGTGTTATGTGGTAACATCATTCTTTCCCCTGATCTTGCATTGACCAATACTTTAATATGTTGGTCTGTGTTCATATTTCTTTTTGGGAACATCTTAAGTAATGAATTACAATATCTATTCTTAAGATTCATATTACCATAGAAGAACCAATTAAGTCCAATCACATTAGTTTTATCTTTATACTCGTCAATAAACTCTTTGATGTTGTTATGTTTCTTTAAAACAATAAACTCATCACAGTCTATGAATCCTATCCAATCATATTCTGTATTGTTATGTAAAAATGTATTGTATATTGGTAATTGTACTGAACCACCATCCCATATTTCTTTTTGTAGGTATGGTTTCTCTATACTACATCTCCAATCGTTTTGGAACATTATTATTTTATCAAATCCTAATTTGTGGTTATACTCTAACCATTCTTCCAAGTAATAGTCTTCCCACTTGGCTACACATACGAGTGCTACTTTAGTTGTGGACATATAATATTTTATCTACGTGTATTATCTTCCCTTCAGGGAATCTTGCAAGGTATTCTTCTATGAACCAATAGTCTGCTTGTTCTATATTCTCTTTTAAACTTAATTTCTGTGCGTTGAATGTACGGACCATAAAGTTTCCTATATCAATCTTACCATATTCTATTTCACATTTAATAGGTACATAATCATCATTCACCCAATTGTGTACCATATTACAGAACACAAAATGAACATCATCTCTATCTTTAACTGATGATAGGAAGTTCTCTACGAATGTTGGTGCGTAGTAATTATCTTCCCCTGTCATAACAACCCATTCTTCTGTTGCTTGTTTCATTCCAATATTACGTGGAGTATGACCCCAATCATTATATCTTACGTGTGTTGTTGAGAACTTAATCTTATCCTTAAACTCATCAAAGAACGCAATTATATCTAAGTACCTTTCTTTAACTTCTTCAGGTGGTCCGTCAGCAACTACGTGTATTCTCCAATTTGGATTGGTCTGTGCAACGATTGAACTGATTGTTGTTATTAGTAGATCAACCCTTTTATGTGTGGGTATCACAAATTCTATCTTATCCATTCTATAAAAATTTTATCCAACTATTATCTTTGAACACTTTATCAGGTTCACCTAACATTTCATTTACTGCTCGTTTAACTCCTTCTAAATGTTTATGTACAATATTATCTGTATAATCATGACCACCAATTACACCACCTTCTTTAACTAATGGTAGGTAGTTGGTAATATCTGTCTTAACTCCATCGTATGTGTGTAAACCATCTATATACACAAAATCAAATTTAAGACCCTTTAATTGGTCTAACGCATCGTTTGAGGTAGATACTATCGTCTTAATGTTTTTATGGTCACCAGTACGATCTAAATAAGTTTGGTACACATTTTTAAACTCAAATAGATATGAGGTTGGATCAGCGTCATCATATCCTTCTAAAAATGGATCAATTGCAATCACCTCTTTAAATGATTGTGCAAACAGGACCGTACTCTCTCCCACAAATGAACCAATCTCAATCATGGTTTTGTTTGAGTTGTCACCCAATTCTTTTATCAGGTCCAATAAACCTTCTGTTGATACTTGGTCTCTCATCCAAGTCTGTTCTTTTGTTGTTGTATATTTCATATATATAGTTGTCCGAAAACGAAATTTTGGGGGTGGTTAAACCAAAAAAATTAGTCGTTCAAGTTTATGTTTATTGATATGGGTTGACCATTGGATGTTACATCCACCTTCTTAACCTCCAATTGATGTATCTTCGCAATATCTGAAAGAACTTCTCGCTCAACCCTCTTATTACGGTCTTCTCTAGCTCTTTTAAGTAAATCATACAATTGATTAAGATGGTCTTGTAATATCTCTTCATTATTTCTTTCAAATCTTTCTTTTAGTCTTACTCTTGCTTCCTTCCATAAGTTCTCCGCTTGTCTTTCAGATATACCAAACTCTTTTGATGCGGTTGAAGCAAACTCTCTATAAGATAAATGATCGTATAACATTAATTCATATACCCTATTCATTCTTGATTCAAACTGAAGTTCATCAGTCTTTCTTCCTTTTTTATTCTCTTTATTTTCCATATAAATGTATTCTAAATCTTCTTGATTGTTTATTAACACAACTTCTACATCCCCAATCAAAGTCCTCATCAAATAAGAATTTATATACCTTACTGATTAATTCTTTCTTATCTTCTTTAACTCCTAATAGTGATGTTAGTTCTGCGTACGCTAATTTAATATCCTCCTGTGTTGGGATGAATATATCTTCTACTAATTCAAAAGGTAATGGTGCTTTATCAACTACTACTTCTTTTGGTTTTTTACAAGATGAACACCCACGTTTCTTTTTACTTGGATTCTCAATTGCGTTTAGTTTTAATTTCTCTAATCTATCTAATTCCTTATTCTCCATCTTCTTTTGGTTCAATTGGTTCTATTATATCTATATTATTGAAATGATCTACCTCGGGTAATTGAATCACCTGTGGTTCAGGTTTAGGTTCAGGTTGTGGTTGATTCCTATTCTTTTTACAGTTACACATTACTTATTAAATTTTCTAAATGTATTTTGTTTTATTGTTTGTTTTGTTTCTTTTACATATCGTGCAATAGATGTTAAAGGTATTCTTGTGTCCGTTGATACTTTCTTTAAACTACCCAACAC